ATCGCTGAGGCTCGTCGAGCCAAAGCTCAGGCAGTTGCTAAAGACAACTTCATGCAGTATGTGAACTACACATGGCCTACATTTATCCATGGAAGACATCACGAGAAGATGGCTAAGGCATTTGAGCGGGTAGCTTCAGGTGAGGTAAAACGCTTAATAATCAACATGCCCCCACGTCATTCTAAGTCAGAATTTGCCTCATACCTACTACCATCATGGTTTCTAGGTAAATACCCAGCCAAAAAGATCATACAGACCAGCCACACTGCAGAATTAGCTGTAGGTTTTGGTAGAAAAGTGCGTAACTTGGTGGATTCTGACCGGTATAAAGACCTATTTCCAGACGTGGCGCTGCAAGCTGACTCAAAAGCAGCAGGTAGATGGGCTACAAACCACGGTGGTGAGTACTTTGCTATCGGTGTAGGGGGCGCGGTTACCGGTAAAGGTGCGGATTTGCTCATTATTGACGATCCACACTCGGAGCAAGAGGCTGCATTAGCCGAGGTAAACCCAGAAATCTACGATAAAACCTACGAATGGTATACATCTGGCCCTCGTCAGCGGCTACAACCGGGTGGTAGCATAATAATAGTTGCTACAAGATGGAGTAAACGAGATCTCTGCGCGCAAGTATTGAAAGCTGCGGCACTGCGTGGAGGTGATGACTGGGAAGTTATCGAATTTCCTGCATTATTTGACTCTGGTGAACCGCTATGGCCTGAGTTTTGGTCTAAAGAAGAGTTAATGGCGCTAAAAGAAGAGCTGCCTAACTCTAAATGGATGGCTCAGTACCAGCAGAACCCCACCAGTGAGACAAGCGCAATAGTAAAAAGGGAATGGTGGAAGGTCTGGGAGAAAGAAACACCCCCACCGTGCGAGTTTACGCTTATGGCATGGGATACGGCGTTTGAGAAGACCAACCGTGCGGATTATTCGGCTTGCACGCTATGGGGAGTATTCTATCAGCCAGATGAGAATGGTATAGAGCAGGCAAATATCATCCTGTTGAACGCCTTTAAGGATCGTATGGAGTTCCCTACACTGAAGCGTAGGGCAGTTGAAGAATACAAAGAGTGGGAGCCGGACTCAATAATTGTGGAGAAGAAGGCTTCAGGAGCACCGCTAATATATGAGATGCGAGCGATGGGGATACCTGTGCAAGAGTACACACCATCAAGGGGCAATGACAAGTTCAGTAGACTTAACTCAGTAGCGGATCTGTTTGCATCGGGTAGAGTTTGGGCACCTAACAGGAGTTGGGCGGAAGAAGTAATAGATGAGGTTGCGAGCTTCCCCAGTGCGGAGCATGACGACTACACTGACTCGGTGTCACTGGCATTAATGAGATTTAGGCAAGGTGGGTATATACGCACCACACTGGATGAGGAAGACCCAGTACAGTATTTTAAACGGCGTGCGGAGCCTTACTACTGATGGATAATGTGTACATACTTACGTGGTGCCAGAGTGAAGACTCCCTATATGGCAATCTGTTAACTGCCAAGACGCTAAGAGTCGGGTTCCCTACGGCTAAGGTGACTGTTGTGGATAATGCGTCTATACCGTCGGTTCGGGATAGGATAAGACAGACTTACGAGGCGGTTGGGTGCACTTTTTATCAGCGTGATAATGAGATACCCCATAGTGAGTTTATAGAGGGTGTTTTAACACATACGCCGGGGCGTAGCGTGGCGCTATTAGACCCAGATTTGGTGTTCTGGCGTACCATGGAAGACATAGAGTATCCGGGGCTGTTAAATGGTAGGTTGGTGCCTAGTTTTTATGATGCCTATACAAAGACAAAGACTGTAGAACGCCTGCATACAAGCCTAATTGTGGTACCAGATATACAAAAATTACGGGAACGATGGCAGGAAATAGTGGCGGAGCGTGTCGAATCGGGGTGTGTAACCCCCATAATGTTGAAAATGGGGGGAGAGTGGTACCGTTGGGATACCATGGCGGCGTTGTATGGAGCTATAAAAGATTCGTGCTATGCGTTTAATGAAGAGTTGGATAGGTATGACCACCTGTTTTGCGGGACACATTACCACTTAATTAGATCTATATGGACTACTGAAATGCTTGATCGATGTCATGAAGCGATTAAAAATGATAATTTACTAGCATTAAAAGGTATATATAAAGAGCAAGATAAGTTTTTCTTGGCGAACATATGGAGATAATGCGAACTGGACAAAACCATACTATTAGGGGTTTATAGGTACATGTTCAGTGTCGAGTTTTTGGGTGAATCGAGTGGGTTAACTTTTGAACAATTATATGCAGACTTTGAGGTGTAACTTATGGCAATTGATAAAGCATTGAACCAGCTCCCGATGGGACTGACAGAGGACGATTTGAGGGTTGCCCAAAGTGTGCAACCAGATATTGAGATAGAGATAGAGGATCCAGAAGCTGTACGAATTGGTATAGATGGTATGGAGCTAGAGATTGGAAAAAGTGAGGATACAGACGATTTTAATACCAACCTAGCGGAAGAACTAGACGACAGCATATTGCAGAGTTTGGCTAGTGAGCTAATAAGTGACTATGACGATGACATAGCCTCACGTAAGGATTGGATACAAACTTATGTAGATGGGTTAGAGTTGTTAGGTATGAAAATCGAGGAGCGTGCAGAGCCTTGGGAGGGTGCCTGTGGTGTGTATCACCCACTATTAAGCGAAGCGCTTGTTAAGTTCCAGGCAGAGACCATGCAAGCAACATTCCCTGCCGCTGGTCCGGTCAAAACCATCATCATAGGTAAAGAGACTCAGGATAAGAAAGAGGCGGCTGAACGCGTGCAAGAGGATATGAATCATCAATTAATGGATGTGATGAAAGAGTATCGTCCGGAACATGAGAGGATGTTGTGGGGGTTAGGGTTATCAGGTAATGCCTTCAAAAAAGTGTATTACGACCCGCATTTGGGAAGACAGGTCTCTATGTACGTGCCTGCAGAAGATATTGTGGTGCCATATGGTGCGAGTGATTTGGAGGCTGCAGAGCGTGTGACCCATGTGATGCGCAAGACTGAGAATGAGCTGACAAGGCTTCAGGTGGCTGGGTTCTATCGCAATATAGATATAGGAGAACCCAACAACAACCTAGACGAAGTTGAGAAGAAGATAGCTGAGAAACTAGGCTTTAGGGCTACGTCAGATCATCGCTACAAGCTACTTGAGATGCACGTCAACCTTAACTTGGAAGGATATGAGCATAAGGATGAGGACGGATATATTACAGGTATAGCGCTACCTTATGTGGTGACTATAGAAAAAGGCTCCAACACAGTGCTGGCAATACGACGCAACTGGGAGCCAGACGACGAGAATTACCAGAAGCGACAACACTTCGTGCATTATGGCTATGTGCCAGGGTTCGGGTTCTACTACTTCGGGCTTATACACTTGGTTGGGGCCTTCGCTAAATCAGGCACGTCACTGATTAGACAGCTTGTAGATGCAGGTACGCTATCTAATTTACCTGGTGGGTTCAAGGCAAGGGGGCTACGTGTCAAAGGTGATGACACTCCGATAGCCCCAGGAGAATGGCGTGACGTGGACGTGCCAAGTGGGAGCATCCGAGATAACTTGCTGCCGCTACCTTATAAAGAACCTAGCCAGACCCTCTTTCAGCTTTTTACCACCATCATAGAAGAAGGTAGACGGTTTGCAAATACGGCTGACTTGCAGATTAGTGATATGTCAGGGCAAGCGCCTGTCGGTACGACATTAGCAATACTTGAGCGCACGCTTAAAACCATGTCGGCTATACAAGCTCGCGTCCACTACTCAATGAAGCAAGAGTTAGGGTTACTTAAGGCTATTATCGCAGCATATACCCCTGATGCGTATTCATACGAACCTGATGAGGGAGACCGCAAAGCCAAGCGTGAGGACTACGACAATGTGGATGTCATTCCTGTGTCTGACCCTAACGCTAGTACCATGGCGCAGAAGATCATTCAGTATCAAGCCGTGCTGCAGTTAGCGCAATCAGCTCCTGATCTATATAACATGCCACTATTACATCGGCAGATGCTGGAGGTGTTAGGTATTAAAAACGCGCAAGAGCTTGTGCCTATGGACGAGGATTTAAAACCTACGGATCCGGTAACAGAAAATCAGAATGCCTTAATGCTGAAGCCTTTGA